GCGCAGGCGGGGCATCGAGCCCCGCATTTCCCTCATGGGCTGCGCAAAAAAGGAGGGTCACTCCTTTGCGGTCTCCTTGAGCCGCTTAATTTCTTCACGTGCCCTCAAAAGGTCGTGAAGCAAGTCCATCACAACCCACGTGCGTGGATCGTCTGGGTTGGCGTTCCACTTGAGTTCAAGGGCGGTGAGGTCGTTGTCGTCAAAGTTCATGGTCGTCTCGTTCTCGCCTCGGTCCGGTCATTCGGGTTGAGGCAGAGCCCCGCCAACGCATCGAGCGTTGCGCGCCCTCATGGGGCGGGGCTGGGGTGGCGGTCAGCGCCCGCCGCGGTCGAACTTGATGCCGAGCGCCGAGCATTCCGCATCAACCGCATCGTAAAACGCCTTCATAAGCTCAGCGATATTGGAATCGTCCTTGCGGTTCGCGACCGCCTCACTCGCGGCGCGGCGCGCATCACGAGCGGAAGCGATGGCGGCAACGCGGACGGGGAAGAGTTCGGCGGGAGCGGCTGCGAGCATCATGGTTCGGTCTTTCTTCGCCTCGGTCGGGTAATTCCGTTTGGGCGATGTGTTGTTTCTACGCGAGTGCGTTCCCGTTGTCGAAGACAATCGACATCGACGTGCGTTTTTTATTTCTTGCGCTGTAGACTACGAACAGTGGTAGGATGCGCCGCAGGAGGCTCGAACCATGTTGACGCTCGAAGAAATCAAGGAACGGCTCGCTGATCGGCGGCTCGACATCGTGGCCGAGGCGACGGGGCTGCACGTCAACTCGATCGCGCGCATCCGAAACGGGGTGAACGCGAACCCGAAGCACGCGACGCTGGTGGCGCTGAGCGCCTATCTGGAGGCGCGACCATGAACGCAGACGAAAAGCAGGCGCGCGCCATCATCGGAGACTGGCTGTTCGAGCGCATCGTGCGTGTCGAGGATCGCGCGCACGCCATCCGAGCGGCAGAGGTGCGCCTCTACGCCGAGCAGCACCAGGCGCGGGCGTTCTGGGGGCTGGCGAAGGCGGTGGCCAAGTGACCCCGCTCGATGCGGCGCTCGCCTATGCCTCGTGGGGCTGGCCAGTCCTTCCCATCGTGCCGAATGGCAAGCTCCCGGCGACGCAGCACGGCGTAAACGACGCGACGACGGACGAGGCGACGATTCGCCGGTGGTTCGAGGGCCACGACGACCGGAACGTGGGCATCGCCTGCGGCGCGGCCTCGGGGCTCGTGGTGTTCGACATCGACCCGCGCAACGGCGGCGATGACTCGTGGAGCTCGTGGACCGACGAGCGAGGCGCGCAGCCTGACGGCGCGGTGCAGCTCACGGCAGGCGGTGGTCAGCACTACCTCGCCGCGTACGTCGAGGGCGTGAAGAGCTGCAAGCTGCGCGACGGCATCGACCTTCTTTCCGATGGTCGTTACTTCGTCGCGTTCCCGAGCCGCATCGAGGGGCGCGAGTACCGATGGGAACTCAGCTCCGACCCGTTCGACGGCGTGGCCCCGATGGGCATCCCCGCGCGCTGGCTCGAAGGCATCGAGGCGAAGCGTCGCCAGCCGGTGGCGTCGACGGGAGACGGCTCGCTCATCACGGGCAACAGGAACAACGGCCTGCACTCCCTCGCCGGCGTGATGCGCCGCTACGGCATGGGCGAGCCGGAGATTCTCGCCGCGCTCAGCGTCACCAACGAAACGCGCTGCGACGTTCCGCTTCCGGCCTCGGAGCTCCGGCAGCTCGTGCACTCGGCGTCGCGCTACGAGGTCGAGCACGACGTGGCCGCGAACGCTGCGCTCGGGGACGACATCGCCCGCGACATCCTCGCGCTCGTCGACGAGCGAGCCCCGAGCGAGTACTTCTTCTCTCGCGCGACGAGCTTTCTCTCGCAGCCTGCGCCGCTGGAGTGGGCGGTGAAGAAATGGATTCCAGCATCCGGAACGACGATGGTGTTCGGCGAATCCGGCGCGGGGAAAACCTTCGTCACGCTCGACATCGCGTGCAGCATCGCAGCGGGGTTCGACTGGATGGGCAACAGGACGAAGCCCGGTGTCGTCGTCTACATGGCAGGCGAGGGCAACTACGGCATCCGGCAGCGCGTCGCTGCGTGGTGCAAGCATCACGGCGTCGAGCAGCTCGATAACCTGCTCATCTCGAACAAGGGCATCGACCTCGACTCGGCCTCGGCTGCGGCGCAGATCATCGCAGCCGTGCGCGAGCTGACCGACGCCGATTCGGTCGTCGTCGTCATCGACACGGTAAACAACCACATGAGCGGCGACGAGAACGCGGCGCGCGACGTTCGCAACTTCTTCAACGCGGCCAACGTGGTCGCCTCGGCGCTTCGCTCGGCGGTCGTGCTGAACCATCACGTCGGGCACGGCGACGGGGCGAAGGCTCGCGCTCGTGGGTCGAGTGCCTTCAAGGCGTCGCTCGACGCATCCATCATGGTCGCGAAGGCCGACGACGGGACCATCGAGCTGAGCTGCGCGAAGATGAAGGACGCCGAGGCACCTGCGCCGATGTTCGGCAGGCTCGAACCCGTCGCGCTCGGCTGGGTCGACGAAGACGGCGAGGAGATCTCTGGGGCCGTGTTTGTGCGCGCGGATGCTCCACCGCCGCGAATCAAGGTCGACGGTAAGCTCGCCGAGGCGCGCTCGACCTTCGAGAAAGCCTGGTGGGATTCAGGCTGCGAGCTTCGCGACGGCGCCCCGTACCTCTCGCGCTCAGCCCTGCGCGAGTACATGGCGAAGAACGGCAAGAGCGAGAGCTACATCAAGCAGGCGATGAAGCCGAGCGGAGGGAAGTTCATCCAAGCTCTGACCGATGGCGGCATCATCGCAGAGCATGAACACGGGTGGATTGTGTGCGACGATGTAAACGCAAGTGCGTTGCGCATCGCGTCGAAATGATTGGTACCTGAGGGTACCTGATGGGTACCTAGGTACTTAAAGGTACGGGGGCAAAGGCATCTAGATGGGTACCTGAGGGTACCTCTCTTCTTAAGAAGAGGTACCCAGGTACCCTCGCTGATGCGGCGTTTACGAGTACGTGCTACGCTTTGACGCAGCAGAGAGAAGGCGAAGGAAAGATGAAAGCAAAGGTAGGGAAAGAGATTACAGGAAAGGCAAATCCAGCCGACGAGATCGAACGCTGGCCCCTCGACAAGCTCACGCCGTACGCGCGCAACTCCCGCACGCACTCCGACGAGCAGGTGGCGCAACTCGCGGCGTCGATTCGCGAGTGGGGATGGACCACGCCCGTTCTTGTCGACGAAGACGGCGGCATCATCGCGGGCCACGGTCGCGTGCTCGCAGCGCGCCAGCTCGGCATGGTCGAGGTGCCCGTCGTCGTCGCCCGCGGCTGGTCCGACGCGAAGCGCCGCGCCTACGTCATCGCCGATAACAAGCTCGCGCTCAACGCCGGATGGGACGCCGAGATGCTCTCGCTCGAACTCGGCGAACTCGGCGAGCTTGGGTTCGACCTTGACTTGACGGGGTTCTCGGGTGACGAGATCAAGTCGTTCGAGCTCCCGTCGTTCGACCCTGCGAGCGAAGATGACCAGGGCAAGCTCGACGAGCTGGCCCCGAAGTTCGTGACGTGCCCGCACTGTGAAAGGGAGTTCGATGCCCGCAAAGCCTGAGCTTCGCGTCGATTGGGCGAGCGCCGACGCGGTGAAGTACGCTTGCGCGAACTGGCATTACAGCCGCTCGGTGCCCGTTCCGCCGCTCGTGAAGATCGGTGCATGGGAAGACGGCAAGTTCATCGGCGTCGTCGTTTTTTCTCGTGGCGCTACGCCCTCGCTGCTTTCTCCGTTTGGCCTGAGTCAAACGGAGGGATGCGAGCTTACGCGCATCGCGCTGACGAAGCACGAGACGCCGGTGAGCCGCATTGTCCGCCTGGCGATCGCTTTTCTGAAAAAGCACTCGCCGAGCTTGCGCCTGATTGTGTCTTTCGCCGACCCGTCAGAAGGTCATCACGGGGGAATCTATCAGGCTGGAAACTGGGTTTATAACGGCAAGTCGTCGTCGTCGACGGAGTATATCGGGCCAGACGGGAAGCGGTGGCACGCGCGAATGGTGAAAACGAAAGGATGGACGGTCGTTCACGGGGTGCGTCGGAAGACGCTGACGCCAGACCAGTGCGTGAAAGTCGAGAAGCCAGGAAAGCACCGCTACCTCATGCCTCTTGACGCCGAGATGAAAGCGAAGATACTTCCACTCTCGAAGCCGTACCCACGGCGTCATGCGTCCGCTTCCAGCGAGACCGTTGAGCACCCCTCGACGGTAGACGGGGCAGCACCGATCCGGACGCTCAACGATTCAACTGCTAGGGTGTCGTGATGGCCAACGGCAAAGCAGGACGCCCACCGAAGCAACTTACCGACGCTCAGCGCGCCGAAGTCGAGACGCTCGCAGCGTTCCTTTCGACTGAGCAGATGGCCGCATATTTCGGCATGTCGCACGACACGTTCACGGCCATCTGCGAGCGCGAACCTGACATTCTTCGTGCATACAAAAGGGGAAAGAGCAAAGCGATCGGCAAGGTCGCGCAAGGACTCGTGCAGAAAGCTCTCGCGGGCGACACGACTTCGGCCATCTTCTTTTTGAAGACGCAAGCTCGCTGGCGCGAGACGGAGCGTCACGAGATCACCGGCGCGGACGGAGCGCCCATCGAGCTCGCACGCATCGAGCGGGTCATCGTCGACAAGGTGAAGCGTGACGGCGGCGAGTAAGGCGACCAGCGGCAAGGGCTCCCGTTCCTCGCGCCAGGATGCCTCTAAAACGCTCCGCATCGAGACTCCGCGGTGGTTCATGCCTCTGCTCGCTCCGGCGCGTTATAAAGGCGCGTGGGGCGGGCGCGGGTCCGGCAAGAGCCACGCCTTCGCCGAGGCGCTCGTCGAGGCGCATGTGCTCGACCCGAACCGGTCGACGGTGTGCGTGCGCGAGGTGCAGAAGAGCCTGAGCCAGTCGGTCAAGCGCCTCATCGAGGCGAAGATCGAAGCGCTCGGCGTCGGCGCGTACTTCGAGGTTCAGGAGGCCGTCATCAAGTCGCGCAAGGGCGACGGGCGCATCATCTTTCAGGGAATGCAGAACCACACGGCCGACAGCATCAAGAGCCTCGAAGGCTACGACTGCGCATGGTGCGAAGAGGCGCAGAGCCTCTCGCAGCGCTCGCTCGACCTCCTGCGCCCGACGATCCGCAAACCGGGCTCGGAGCTTTGGTTCACCTGGAACCCGAGCCAGTCGACCGACCCGGTAGATGCGCTCCTTCGCGGCGAGCGCTTGCCGCCCGATGCCGTCGTCGTCGGCGTGAACTACGAGGCGAACCCATGGTTCCCCGAGGTGCTGCGCGCCGAGCTGGAGTACGACCGCAAGCGCGACCC